GCAGAATCGTCGACTTTTAATCCTACTGGGATATTGATATCGCCTTGTTCTGTATTTTCGAAGGTGTTCGTACCTCCGAGACGGGCGACTTCCTTTTCTGCTTCGCGCACTTGCTTAGATGCAGCGGTGTAGTCTTTCATGTTGCCACGTTCCATAGCGTCAGCCTGCTTACGCTGCGCTTCAGCGAGTTTCTTTTGGGCTTGTTCTTGCTCGCGGGCTGCTTTCTGGTTGGCCTTTTCGGTTTCGGTCAGGGTCTTGATTTCGCCGCCGAGGGCCACGAATTTCTGCTTGGCGTCGTCCTTGACGGCTTTGTACTGTGGATCGGCAAAGGTCTGGTAGGCGTCGTCGGCAGCTTCGAACAGGCTTTCGGCTGCACGCTTCTGCACTTTCTTGAATTCGGCCTCGGTAATGGTGCCGGAGTCGAGTTCGGCCTTGGCTTTTTCGAGCGACAGCTCATATTTGTGCTGTGCGTCGGCCATGCGCTTCGCGGCCTTTTCCTGCGGAGTATCGGTGTGGGACTTGTTGCTTGTGTTGAATGCTTTGGCCAGCGTCTTTCGCCATGCGTTGATGGTGTTAGTATCTTTCAGGTCGTCGAAGTGCTTGCCACCGATGACGGCTCCAGTATTTCGGTCGGTTATTTCGACGTAACCGCCAGGGGCTTGCACAACGTGGTCTTTGCCTGGCTGACGTGTAGGAGATGGTATAGGACCGTCGGCAAGGTTGGGGATGCCGGGCTTGAACTTGAAGCCGCCACCATTCAATATTTGCTGAATGCTTGCTGCCGACCGCATGAGTGGACCCAGTACCGTCGTCAGCAAGTCCATGCCTGCGAGCTTAATGGCGTTGAAGCCTTGCTCCCACTGTTCAGCAATTGGCATAGCTTCGTTTCCGAAGTCGACCATTTTATTCTTTGCGTCAGCAGCTGCACGTGCGGCACGGTCTGCGGCTGTTTCCACGTAGTCGCCAGCCTTCGACATTTCCTCGCGGATAATTTCTGCAACGGCCTGCGTCATGGTCTTGCCTTCGTTCATGCGCTTGGTGAGTTCGGCTGCTGATATGCCGAGGTTGTCGAGAATCTGCTTTGACTGACGTCCGAGACCGTTGACGATGGAGTTGACGAGGTAGTCGATGCTTTCGCCGGTGTCCTTGGCTTTCTGCTGTGCAAATGCGAGATAGGTCGCAAGGTCTTCGAGTGGCAGTTTGAAGTTCTCGAACTTTATGGCCTGCTTCATCAGTTCTAATTCGCTGACGGTGCCGTGTGTGGCTTCCTTCAGGGCGTCAAGCAGGGTGGGGTCATCCAGACGGTCGAATGCTATGCGAACGCCCTCGGCTTCGCGTGCCAACTTTACACTTTCATTCAGCGTATCGGCAATCTCCGCGCCTATTTTCGTAATGCCCTGTGCAAGCAGGTTACCACCAGCTACTTGCAACATGCCAGCGAAACCACCCTCTCCGAACAGACCGCTGCTCTTGCTTTTTACGTCGTTTATTGCGTCGCCCAGTCCATAGAGTTCTTGCTTGGCATCCTGAATGCGGCCTTGCAACTGCTGAAGGCTTCCTGCGAGTGCCTTTCCGAAGTCGCTGTTGCGCTGTTCCTCGCTCAGCTTGTTGTATGCTTTAGCTGCATCGTTGAACGAGCCAACGAGGTCCTTCACTCTATCTTTGACGTTGTTGGCCCCGCTTTCGATTTGTCCCAGTGATTGTGCGGCCTTTATAGCCTCTTGCGAGAAACCCGTGAAGCTCTTGCCTGCGTTGCTGGCAACATTCACGACGTTCTTCAACCCCTGCGCTGCGTCGCGGAGTTTCGAGTCGAATTGGGTCGTCTCTAATTTAAATTGGGTGATTACTTCTGCCATATCTTATTTGAATTCGTCTTTTAGTATTTTGTCGATGAGTTTTTGCAAGCGTTCTGCTGACCGTTCGAGTTCTTTTTGCGATGCACCTCCGAACCAGTGGCGTGCGGTTATGCTACCGCGATTACCTCCGAGTTGCTTCTTTTTCCATATTGAGACACCACCCGTTTTAAGTTCACGACCTCCCCAATTTGTGATGGCGCGGTCGCCTGTTCCTTGGTTCAAGAAGCGAAGTATAAAGCCGCGATCTTTTCCCTGATATGACATGAGCTGTTCAGTTCGTTTGCTTCTTGGTTGGCGGTTGCCGCCTCGCTTGGGCAGTCCTTTTCGCTTGGGCTCGTAGAGTCGTCCGGCACCGGCCTTGCGCGATTGCAGGATATTGACCTGTCCACCGAATATTCGCTTGTAGACTGAGAATCGTACAGCGCGATAGGCTTGTCGCGGGTCGCTCTTCATGTCGAGTCCTGACGTGGCGTTCTTGCTGAGTTCGTTGCGGGCTTCCTTCAGTATCTCACGAATGGCACCCCGCAATCGTTTTTCGAATGTGGGATCTGTGGTGCGAAGGCTTTTTAGTTTCTTTTCGAGCTCATCGATGCCTTCAATGGTTACTGCTCCGTTTTTCAATACTGCCATAGATACGAAAAAGTGCGGTTAGTCCGCTATACTAACCGCACCATTGGGCGTAATTGGTTTACTTAGAAGGGCTGTTGCCTATTGTCCGAGTTCGTCGCTGTTGTTGTCGCCGACGTTAGATTCGGCCTCTGCGGCGCGGGCGTTTTCTTCGCGCATCTGTCGCTGGAGTTCTTCTATCTGTTCGTCGGTCAGTTGGCCGGTGGGCAGTGTGTCGTCTTCCCAGGGGAACTTCAGGAGGTCGGAGGGTTTGTAGATGCCCACCTTCTTGATGTCGGCCATTGAGACGCACATGAGGTTGTAGGTCTGCCAGCGTGTGGCACTCCACATGTCGCGCGAGCGGCGGTGGTAGCCTCTGATGATGAGTCGCAGCTGCCAGGCGCGGAGTTCGTAGAGGAATTCGTGGTTGGTGCGGCCTATTTCGCCCACGATGATCTCATAGAGTTCGTGGGCGGAAATCAGTTTTTTGTCTTGTCCTCGTCGTCAGCGTCTTTCTTTTCGGGCTGGTCTTCTTTGGGCAGCACGTCGGGGATGTGCATCCACTGGGTCATGCTTTCGATGACGGCAGTGGCGAGTTGTCCGATTTCTGCACCGCTGGCCTCGGTCATCAGTCGCTCGATGGTAATCTTGGTGTCGGGGTTGGCTGTGATGATTGCGGCCATGTAGAGTGCCAGTGAGTTTTTCTGCTTGTTGAGGGTCTCGATGTTGAAGGCCTCGCCGGTGATTTCCTCATAGGCGATTTCCACGGCCATGTTGAAGCGGATGTCCACTTGCTCGCCGAGGATGGTGATGGTTTGTTTGTTGTCTGTCATAGTGGTTCGGAGTTTTTGATTAAATTACAATGATGGTGTCGGTGTTATGTCATCAGGAGTCAAGTCCTTGATGCCTGTGAACTGTGCTGCCCACGTGGAGTTGTTGCGGTTCTGCGCCACGATTTGCAGGTCGGTGAGTATGGCTTGGCCCCAACAGCGGTTGCCGAGTCCTGCCACAGCGCGGTTGTTGGTGCCGTTGGTGGGTGCAAACATCAGGTAGTAGGTGTTGCCCACGGTAAGTTCTTCGAGGTCGACGGCCCCTGCGTCGGCAGTGTCTTGAACGAGTGCCTCGGTCTGTACGTCCCACGCCAGTCCTGTGACTTCTTTCTGCTCCCAAGCGTTGTCTGTGTCTTTCGTTGAAGACTCGCCGACGACCGCGCTGACGTGCAGCGTGCACGACATGGCGGCGGCTATGCACTTACGGTTCTGTGCGGTGGTGCCGACTAAGATTCGAAGGTTCTGACCTTTTATTGTTGCCATGATTCTTGTTCTTTGTTTGTTTGTGTTTCTGAAAACGACGCCCGCCCTGGTAGGTGGTAGGTCGGGCGTCGCGGGGAAGTATGATAAAGACGCTGAAATTGATGGTCTTTAAGACAATGCGCCGGCTCCTGTGAACTGACATGTGAGTGTCGAGTTCTGTCGGTTGGGTGCATTCAGACTGTAGTCTGTCAGGTAGGCATCGCCGCTCTTCTTGATGGCGGAGTTGTTGCCCGTGCGGTTGTTGGTGCCGCTGGTGGTGTCGAAGGTAAGCGTAACCTTGGTCTTATTGATGATCAGACTGAGCAGGTCCGTAGGCAGTTCGCCGTTCGTGCCGTTGTCGGTCAGCGTCACCAAAGAATCGGTGCTGGCGTCCCATGACAAACCAACTACTTCGTTGTTTGCCCAGTCGTTGGCGTCGTCTTTGGTCGACGCGTCCTCAGTCTGAGCTGCCACGTGAATGGTACAGTTGGTGGCCATAGCGATGCACTTGCCGCCAACCATCACGCGGAGGTTT